CGCAACTCTGCCGGAGGCGAAAAATGTTGTTGTGACAAAGCTTATGTGGTGGAGATTCAGAATATGGATGGAACCAAAGCCGACATCGACACAATTCATTCGAACCATGATACGAACTTCGTGTATACGGTCGGCGCTACCGTCGAGGTCTCCGACTTTGACGGTGACCGCTGGAACGAATGCGCTACGGGTATCCACTTCTTCATCGACCGCCGGGCGGCCGTGGAGTATTGACGGGAGAGCCATGAAAGTCATCGTCACCTTTTTCGGGCCGGACAAGATACCCGCCCACGCAATCACCAGCGGCGAGAAATACGGTAATATCTATGACGTGGTTCGCTATGTCAAATGGCAGAACGCTACGGGCAGTTTGTTCGACGACGACACGGCAACGAGCTGCATGAGCTATTACGGATTATGCGAATAGGTTTGGTTGACATAGACGGGCACAATTTCCCGAATCTCGCGCTGATGAAGCTGTCGGCATGGCATAAGAAGCAGGGCGACAGCGTGTCGTTCGCAAACCCGATGTTCGGATGTTACGACCGGGTTTACATGTCGAAGGTCTTCACCTTCACGGCCGATTGTTCGGACATCTACCATTGCGAGGTGATCCGGGGCGGAACGGGATTCCGGGACTATACGACGGTATTGCCCGAGGAGATCGAACATATTTGCCCGGATTATTCGCTGTACGGAGTGAACGAAGCCTACGGTTTCCTGACCCGCGGCTGCCCGAACCGCTGCCCGTGGTGCATCGTTCCGCACAAGGAGGGAGCCATCCGGCCAGCGTCCCCGCTCCGGGAGTTCCTCGGCGACAAGCGTCTGGCCGTGTTGCTCGACAACAACGTGCTGGCGTCGGAGTTCGGATTGGAACAGATCGAGGAGATTGTCCGCATGGGGATCGCAGTCGATTTCAATCAAGGGCTGGATGCCCGGAGGGCGTGCGATAATCCCTACATCCTCGACCTGCTCGCTCGGGTGAAATGGATAAGCCAAATACGATTCGCCTGCGACCGGATGTCCCAACTGGAGGCGGTTACAAAGTGTGTCAAAGAGTTGGGGCGCCGAGGAATCAAGCCATATCGCATTTTCGTCTACTGCCTGATACAAGATGTCGAGGAATCATTAGGACGAATAAACGCCCTGCGCAAATTGGGCGTACTCCCATTTGCGCAACCTTACCGGGATTTCGATAACAACATCAAACCGACGAATGAGCAGAAACGATTGGCTCGTTGGTGCAATCACAGGGCTATTTTTAAGAGTGTTGAATTTAAAAATTACAAGAGATGAAAGATCAGGTAACAAGCATTGAACAGTCGCGCCGCTTGCTGGAACTGGGTGTTCCGGCGGAGAAGGCGAGCATGGTGTGGACGTCGTGTAGTAATGAATGGCATCTATCGGTTTTACCGCATTATAGAGCCTCTAAAGAATGTATTGATAGTGGGGTTAGCACTCCCGCCTTTACGGTCGTGGATCTGCTGGAGATAATGCCGAAATTCGTATGGAGTGACGAAAAGGGATGGTGCCGTCTTATCATTCGATATGCGAATGATGAGAAGCCGGTCATTGGTTACGATGGTCATAGCGGTAACTTGGCGTACTGGCGTGGGGAGGATTCTGTTTTGGATAATATGGTCCATGCTATTATATGGCTTATGGCTAACGGTTATGGGTTGGAGTTATGAGACATGAAGTAAAAATGCCGTTGCGCCTCGTTAATGGCAAATTTATGCGCGGGGATGTTGAGGAGAAGCCTGAAATAGGCAATTCGGAACAAATAGCCCTCTTGCGGAAATTTGAGCAAGAGGCCGAAAAAGCAGAGAAGGCCGCCAAGGCTGGCAAGCTGGATGTGGAGATTTATACGGAAGACATTGAATACAAGGTCGTCTGTGAGTTTACGTGCATTTGCGGGAATAAGATTAAAGAGAAAAACACGAATTATACTGACGATTGGGAAGAATTGGAAAGCCCGGATTATGAGGGTGGAGCGATTACCTGCGATAAATGCGGCCGCAAGTATGAGATTGATGGTTTTCATGCAAAATTGATTGAAGGATGAAAACACGCCTACTGAAACGACTGCGGGAAGAGGCTCGTATGCACTATTCACCTATGTTTTTGCGCGAGTTTGCATTGTCGCTTGGGTGGAGCTATACACAAGCCAACAAATATATCCGCACAAAACAAAGAATCTATATTCTCCGCCGCGTTGCGGAGCTAAAAGGAAAGAGAAAATGAAAAGCCAAAAAGCAGAAAAAGAACTGTATGACGGCAGCTGGAAAGTAGAGGTGGGTTTTGAGGACGAAGAATTTGACCTGCCGTATTATGCTGTGAGAGTAGATGTGGCCCAATATGCGATCGAAATTGCCGAAAAGGAGGCCGAGGAGCGGATACGGGCGAAAGCGATAGAAGAGCACAGAAAACGCTGTTTCTTCCGCAACTTCCGCAATGACGAATGTGCAAATACGGCAACTAAATGCGGTGAACATGACTGCTTCTATATGGATGAATTTATCCAAAAACTGAACGAGAAATGAAAAACTTTTTGATTGATGGTATTTGGCAAGGACCGCCGGATGGGTTCGACGTAAAGGAATGGCTCAATGAGGTTGTCGCCTATTCGGGTCTTGACGAATACCTTCAACCTACTGGAGTTATTCGTCGGTTTCAGAAGATAGAGCGAGTGCGCCGCAATGGCCGAGGCCGGGGCAAGACCGTCGAAGCTATCGCCGCGGAGATAGACAGGTTGAACAACTTAAAACAAGAATAGGATGAAATTCACCACCCCGTGCTTTGTCCGCGTCGAGGATGCGGAGAAGCGGAAAGAACTGGCTGTGTGGCTGTCGAGTATAGGCCGGTATGTATCTCCTGCCGTCACATCAAGCGATTATCATAAAGACTGGGTAATAGTTACGGAACCTTACGATCCTGATTTGGATGGTTATGTTGGTATTTGGGCTAAGACACCCAAATCACCAGCATTTATTGACTGTGGCGAAAACATCGAGCTGTTCAAGGCGCTGGCGGCGATGAACGATGAGAATTACAACGAGCAGTATTTTGTTACCGAGTTAGCCGGGAGTTCGTATTGTGTGCACAAAAATCGAAATACAAACCTTGCTTATTCTCTTACTTGCCGCAAGGCCACGGTCGCAGAGATTATCGAATATTTCAAAAAGAGTGAAAAATAATACGATATGGCTTACTTTATTACAGAACCTTTAGCTGGCAGCAACGATATAGTTGTGTCGGTTTATAAGAATACGGGAGAATATGTCGGGAATATCATTGTTGACAGATGGAAATGGAGGATGTCGTCCGATGATGACAGAGATAACGTTATTCGAAAGTGTTTCGGCGATAAAAAGTGGATTTGGTGAAATAGCGAGATTCTCGCAAAATCTCGCAAAACTGAAATAAATATGATAACGAAAGAGCAATATTGCGCCGCCAAAAAGATCGTCGAAATATACGAGGATCAGGTGTATGCTGAAAATTTGGAGCAGGTCAAAAAAGATTTTCCGATTGGTAGCCTTGCGGAATCAAAATCGGGATGGACCCACGGAACTGTTTGGGGATATGGCCGTGTGGGTTGCGATGCGACGCTCAAAGTTGATACAGGCTACCATCGAGCCGGCCGTTTTCTTGCCAAGTATGCGAAAAAACTTTAAACAGTTTGAAAGACTTTAAAGAACTTGAAACATGGGAACGCTTGAGAAAGCCCGGGAGTATGCCCGGAATGGAATGTCGCTGTACATGGACACAAGCGACGAACAGGATATTTACTGCGAGGATTTGATACAGGCATATCTTGCTGGGGCAAAATCCGAGCGTGAGGAGTTGACCCGTTGGCATGACCCGAAAGAGGAGTTGCCGAAGGATAACCGTGATGTTTTGGTTAAAACAACATTATGCGCCAGATACTGTATAGCCTTTTACAAGGCGAACGGGGCTCGGAATTATCATTGGCACGAGAACAATGGACCTATTGATGATGATATGGTCATCGGCTGGCGTTCGATCCATGAATTGTAATACATATAGTAAATACATCAGTTACGGTAAAACGGAGGAATTATGATGAAATTCGAATATGCAGTTGCAGAATGGTATCATCCCGCTAATTTTCAGACTTGGTTGAATGAAAGAGGCTCAGATGGTTGGGAATTAGTTCATACGGAACACCTACTTACTAAAGTAGGACTCCTTTGTATATTTAAGAGGAGAATAAAATAGTTACGAGAGAGAAATCCAACCCGTTATCGCTGGCGAGAAATTCACGAATAGAGCTATGGATATTCTAACCCCACATGACGGCCTCACGAACGAGAAGATTTGCAAGGCGCAGATCGAAGCCGTCGAGAAGAAACAGAACGAATACAAACTGATCGGTCGTCTGACGAAGGTCCCCGGCCACACCCTTTACAGGTTCAATGCGACTACGCGGGAGGCTTCGAAAGCGATCGTAGAGATACGTTCGGGGTATTGCTATGATCCGGAGAAAGGTCCGAAGATGCAGATTAGACACCGATTCAATGTGAAGGTCGAAAAGGACTGCTACTACGAACAGGCGTTGAACATGAAGAACTTCATCAAGCGCCTGCGCCGCCAGGGAATCATTGGGGCGGACGAGTGTGTGAAAATCGTAAAATGAGATGGTTATGAGAGAAATTAAATTCCGGGGCAAGCGCCTCGACAACGGGGAGTGGATATACGGTTCGTTATTGGTTAGTCATTTCAAAGACGATAAAAAAGAACGATATTTCATCACTCAATTTTCCGGTAATTATACTTTCGAACATGAGGTTGATCCCAACACCGTCGGCCAGTTCACGGGGTTGAGAGACAAGAACGGCAGGGATATTTGGGAGGGGGATATATTCAAAGAAGACGGTAGCGGAATTGTGCGGTCAGTCTTCCGAGTGCCCGGCGGCCTTGCGTTCGAGGATAATCCTGTGTCGTTCGGCTATGACCATAGAGCGCCAGTATATCCGTATTCTTCCATTGCTGAAATGCAAAGCGTATCATGGTTATCGCAATGTTGCGAAGTCATCGGCAACATCCACGACAATCCGGAACTACTTAAAACTGAATAAACCATGAAGAATTTCGATTTGGAGGCCGCCAAGCGAGGTGCGGCGGTGTGCACGAGGGGCGGGCTTCCCGTTGAATTTTCACACATCACAAATAGTGCCTACCTGCCTGTTAGGGTGCTTGTTTATGGCGACCCTAAAAAACTGTATTCCGAAATTGGTGCTTATCTTGAAAACGGACAAATGTACCCTGATATTGCAAGTGAGGACGACCTGATGATGCGCGACGATGACTATCTGGAGAAGCTGGAGCGGGGAGAGTATGACCATATTGCTGGCGCCCGCAAAATGGTCGGGACAGCTATTAAGCAAAACTTAAATACTGACCGCGAGTACTGGCGGCGGGTGTATGCCGGGCAGGCGATGCAAAGCGAAATATCCGGATGTTTGGCAGCCGGCAATGGTTTCGATGGCGACAAGGCTATTCCGGGAATCATTGCGAAAAGCTCCGTCATGATTGCCGACGCTCTGATTGAAGAACTGGAGAAAGATGAAAAAGTACTGTAAGTGCGGCGAGTGTGCTTTTCTGAAGAATGAAGGCATAGACGGCTACGGGCAATGTATCATTACCTGGAATATACGGCATTGCGGGGAAATGTGCAGTTTTCAGGACGACAAGCCGGACGAGGTTCAGGCTGTCCGCATTCTGCATCATTTTCAGAAATGGCGGCGGGGCGGCCGGGGAAAACAGCCGAACCCCACGATTATCGGAGATGCCATAGACCGGGCGATACGGACGTTGAGGCGGGAAACCAAAGATGTACCTAAATTTTGAACGGTAAAAGATATGAATTGCCGGAAAATGAAGATCTGATTTTGTGGAAATAAAAAAGAGGCAATCCCGAAAGATCACCCCTGAACCCATTACAAAGGTAGTGATTAATTCGGATAAATACAATGCCTCAAAAAAAATCTTGTAGAACTGCGGCGAATATCGCTTTGGTTCGCCCAGAAAATAAAATCAAAATATGTGTCCGTGTGACACCGTACGTTTACCAACACTTGGAGGAGGTTGCCCGAGTTAATGGTGTGAGCGTGTCGGTTGTTGCACGGGCTTTTTTGCAACGAGGCGTTGAAGATGCCGTGAATTATTATGAGGATGAGAAACAGATGTAGAGGACGCTTTTTGCCGGAGGTAGCACTCGTCATAGCCCGTAATTACGATTTGCTATTGCGCTTATGCAAGGTTTCCGCGGCCTGTGGCCGTGGTTCGGTGGAGGGTATGGATATTTTCCATGATACGATTTTGATGGTTACGCACGATCTTCGGTGCCTGAATTTCCGTTCGGATTCCGATTTCATCGAGTATTTCCAATATCGCTACCGCATGGTGCTCTACCAAACATGCGCAGATGAAAAACAATATAATCCCTTATTTTATGCCCACGATCTTAAAACCACGGAAAACCAAGAATAATAGCAGTCGTTACGATGCGGAGCGTCGCAAGATCTATAATAGTCGTCGTTGGCAGCATTTGCGCAACATCAAATTCATGAACGATCCGCTCTGCGAGGTATGCGCCGGAAAGGGACTTGCGATTCCTGCGGAGGATGTCCACCACATTGTTTCGTTCATGTCTACGGATGACCCCCAGTTGCGCCTATGGCTTGCTTACGATTATTCCAATTTGATGTCCGTCTGCAAAAAGTGTCATCAGAATATCCACAACGGCAATTTAGAAAAATGAAAATATGGGAAATGTAAGATTTAAGATTCCGGGATCGATCCAGCATGACGAAACGAAACGTTTTATCCGCGATCTGGTTCGCAAATTAAGTGACGAGAATAAGATCGGCGTGGCTGATATTCCGAACCTGCATCGTTTGGCTACCAGTTTTGACCAGTATCTCACTGCTATAAATTGGTTGTCTGATCATTCGATGATTACCATAAATAAGAAAGGAGAGGATGTTAAGCATCCGTATGTGAATATCGCCCGTGAGGCGTGGGCGCAATACCTCGATGTTGCCAAACAATATGGATTGACAATCAAGAGCAAGGCACAGATAGATTCGCATAAGTCGAACGATGGTGTCCCGGACACTCCGCTTGATGAGTATATCCGGGAAAAGCGTACTCGTGGTTAAGGTACCGGGATACATACTATACGCGCAGCGTGTGTTGAACGGAGATATCGTTGCTGGCAAGTGGGTAAAACTCGCCTGCGAGCGTTTTTTTGCCTTTATGGAAGATGATCGGTATGAATTCCGCGAAAAAAAAGTTCAGGATGTTATCCGCTTCATTCATATGCTCCGGCATTATACCGGGCGTCATGCCGGCAAGCCCTTTGTGCTCGAATTGTGGCAGGAGTTCGCCGTTGCGAACATTTACGGCTTCTATCGCAAGGAGGACGGAAGCCGTCTGGTGAAATCCGTGTACATGGAGATGGCCCGAAAGCAGGGGAAATCTGCACTTGCGGCGGCTCTGTGTCTCAATAGTCTGATCGGGGAGGAGGAAATGAATGCCGAGGTCTATCTTGCGGCTAACAGTAAGGATCAAGCGAAGATCAGCTTCGGTATGTGCTCGAATTTCGTAAAGAGCATCGATCCTATCGGTAAATACTTGAAACCCTATCGGGATAGGGTTAATTTTGATAAGATGCTGTCAACGTTGCGGGTCTTGGCCGCTGATGACAGCAAACTCGATGGTTTCAACGCTTCAATGTATCTGCTCGATGAGTATCACGCGGCTAAAAATACCAAGCTGAAAGATGTGTTGCAGTCCTCGCAGGGTATGCGAGACGATCCCCTCGGCGTTATCATAACGACGGCCGGTTTCGACAAGCTGGGTCCGTGCTATCAATACCGAACGATGTGCACGGAGGTTTTGAGCGGTTTGAAGCCGGACGATTCTCTCTTTGCGCTGATCTATGCGCTGGATGAGGGAGACGATTGGAAAGACGAAAACATGTGGATCAAGAGCAATCCGAATCTGGGAGTCACTGTGAAACCTGCGTATATCCGCGAGCAAGTGCAGAAAGCTGTGAACTCTCCGTCTGAAGAGGTAGGTATCAAAACCAAGAATATCAATATGTGGTGCGATGCCGATACGGTATGGATTCCGGAGCATTATATCCTTTCCGCTTCGCAAAATTTGAATGTCGATGATTTCCGTGGCAGAGATTGCTTCGCGGGCTTCGACTTGTCGGCCACGAGTGACCTGACGGCACTTGCGTATATGATTCCCACCGATGAGTTCATGTATTTCTTCGTGAAATATTATCTTCCGGAAGCGGCCCTTCAAGAGAAACGCTTCAAAGAGCGTTATAGCGAATGGCGCCGTATGGGGTGCCTTACCGTGACGCCGGGAAATGTTACGGATTACGACTATATTCTGAATGATTTGATGCAGCTTCGTGAGTGGTTCTACCTCCAAAAGGTGGGCTATGACGATTGGAATGCCACGCAGTTCGTTATCAATGCTACGGAGAAGGGAATGCCTATGGAGCCGGTCAGTCAAAGTATCGGTAATTTCAACCGCCCGACCAAAGAACTCTAACGCCTCATACTGTCGTATCGGGCTAAATTCGATAACAACATCATCACGCGCCATTGTTTTCGCAACGTTGTTATGGCCCGCGACCGGAACGGGAACACCAAACCATCGAAACAATATGAAGAAAAAAAGATCGACGGTGTAATCGCGTCTCTGATGGCTCTCTCGGCCTATTTATCTACGCCGAGATACGGTCAGCTCTATTGATTTTGCGTTTGTCGGACAAAATGTCGGACAAATTTTTGGTTTATAGTAAAGAGCATGCGATGAATCTGTTCGGCTATAAACTTTCTATTTATTTCCGCAAGGCATCCAAGCAGGAGGTGTCCGGGATTCCCGCATACACGGGAGGTTATCCGGGATTCCTGCAAAGCAACAGCCTGCCGATGCTTCTCTCTACTGTCTATCGGTGCGTGGATCTCATCTCCGGCAGCGTTGCCGTGCTCCCGCTTGAAACTTACCTGCTGGACGAGGAGGGATTCAAGAGTAAATATAAGTCGCATCCGGCCTACTATATCTTGAATTCGGAGCCGAACGAGAATATGACCCGCTACACGTTCATCAAGACGCTGATGGCTTCTGTTCTGCTCCAAGGGAACGGATATGCTTATATTGAACGCAACTCGAAATTGGAGGTCACGCAGCTGATCTTCATTCCGTCGCAGTTAGTGTCTATCGTCTGGATCATGGACGGCCGCGGGATCAAGCGGAAACGTTATCAAATTTCCGGGTTCAAAAATCTTGTGGAGCCGAAGGACATGATCCATGTTCTGAATTTCAGTTACGACGGCATTACGGGCGTTTCTACGCTTACACACGCCCGGCAGACCCTCGGCATCGCTACGGCGAGTGAGGAGCACGCGGTTAACTTTCTGCATAGTCGTGCGAGCGCCGCCGGGGTTCTCAAAGTGGAGGCTGGCCGACTCACTAAAGAGCAAAAGGATGATATCTACGCCACGTGGGATCGGCGCATGAATCAAAATTCCGGAAGCAGCAATATAACGATATTGGAGGCTAACATGTCATATCAGCCGATTACTATCAGCCCGAAGGATTCCCAGCTGCTTGAGTCGCGTCAGTTCAATGTTGTAGACATTTGTCGTTTCTTCTCTGTTTCACCTGTCAAAGCGTTCGATTTGAGTAAATCGAGCTATTCCACGGTGGAAGCTACGCAGTTGGATTATCTGACCGATACGGCATTGTCTGTCATCACGAAAATCGAACAGGAGATCAATCGCAAAGTCTTTTTGCCTTCGGAGCGAGACAGTGTCATTGCCGAGTTCTCCACTTCTGCGATTCTGCGTACCGATAAAGCTGCACAAGCTGCCTATCTGAAAGATATGTTCTATATCGGCGCGATCACTCCGAATGAAGTACGCCGGGAGAATAACCTGTCTCGTTTGGACAATGGAGATCGGGCATTCGTGCAGGTGAATGTCCAAACGCTTGATGCGGCCGTGACGAAGCCCGTGGGCGCTCCTGCGTCGGACCCGAATACAATAAACGATAAAAATCAAGAATAATGGAAAGAGAAGTCAGGAATATCCAGAGTGAAGTGCGCTTCGCCCCTGAGGAGGGTATGGTCGAGGGTTATGCCATGCTCTTCAATACGCAGTCTGACGGGCTGCCGTTCTACGAAACTATCGAAGCAGGGGCTTTGGATGGGGTTTTGGAGCGCAGCGACGTGTTTGCCCTGCTGAATCATTCGATCGAGCGCGGAGTCCTCGCACGGTCGAATAGGGGTAAGGGCAGTTTGGAACTTACGGTCGATGACCGAGGATTGAAATATCGCTTCAAGCGGCCGGACACGGCAATCGGGCATGAACTCGAAGAGAATCTCCGGCGCGGTGAGATCGATAAGAGTTCCTTTGCCTTTACCGTTGAGCAGGATAAGTGGGAGCGGCGCGATGACGGCATCTGGAGCCGCCGCATCCTCAAAATCGCAGAGATATTCGACGTGTCGCCCGTATATCGTGCGGCTTACTCTGCGACTTCCGTTTCCATGCGCGGCAAGGAGGAGGCCGAGAAAGAACTGGAAGAGCAGGAACGTCGCAGTCGTGAGGAGTATTACGCCAAAGCAGAACAACTTTTTAATATCTAATACATTATGGCAAAAGAAAAGAGTATCACCGAACTGCGCGACGAGAAAAAAGGCCTCGCAACGCAGGCGCAGGGCATCATCGACGGTGCCCGCAACGAGAAGCGTCAGTTTACTGACGCGGAGAATACACAGCTGGGGGAGATTCAGGTCCGTATGGCTGAAATCAACCTTGAAATCGAAACTCGAGAGTCGGAGAACCGCGGCAAGGGGCAGCCGCATACCCCGGAAGAGAGGTTCTCATTCCGTCGGGCCCTCGTCAATCAGCTGAATCACCAGCCCCAGCACGACGCCGAGGCGCGCATGATCGACGAGGCTGCGCGCGCACATGCTCCGTATATGGCCAGCAACTCCGACGGCGGAAACCTCATTCTCCCGATGAATACCCGTGCTGCGCTTACCGCAACTGCGGAGGCTGCAACGGGTGTCGTGATCGACGAGGATCAGATGGAGATGCTGCTTCCGCTGGAGCCGAACCTGGTTCTGACACGCGCCGGAGCACGTATCATGAACGGACTGCGGGGCAATATCTACTGGCCCAATGTCAGCGCCGCGACAGCATCCTGGGAAGGAGAGAACGACGAGGCCAAAGACGGCGCCCCTACGATTTCCAAGGGTACGGTATTCTCTCCCAAGCGCCTTACGTCTATCGTCGAGATCAGCCGTCAGTTGCTGGTGCAGGAGAATGCGAGTGTCGAGGCCTTGGTCCGTCGTCTGCTGGCCACGGCCATCGCTCAGAAGCTGGAAAAGACAGCTTTCAGCAAGGCCGCACACGACGACAAGATTCCCGATGGTCTGTTCCAGAAGGCGCCCGAGATCAAAGGTTCGATGACATGGGCGCAGATCGTAGAGATGGAGACCAAGTGCGACACGAACAATGCACTGTTCGGAAACCTGGCCTACCTTCTCAACCCGAAACTCATCGGCCTTGCGAAGACGAAGGTCAAGGATGCTTCGGGTGCCGGAGGTTTCATTTTCACCGGGAACGGAGACGGCACGCTGAACGGTTACCGTGCGCTTCGCAGCAACAACATGCCCTCTGATCTTCAGGAGTCCGCGGATGAGTATGGCGCCATCTTCGGCAACTGGGCGGATTTCTTCATCGGCCAGTGGGGCGCGATGGACTTCATCACAGACCCGTATACGAAGGCCGGGCAGGCGATGGTGCGTATCATCGTGAACTCGTATTGGAATCTGGGTAAGGTTCGTGACGATTCGTTCGTTACCGCATCCTTCAAATAGAAGCAATGACATGGCTCTGTCCGGAACACCAACGCCCAAATGCCTGACTTTGGCTGAAGCCAAGAGGCATTTGAATATCGAGGATGACTTCACCGACGACGATCAGTATATCGAAAGCCTGATCGATGTCGCGCAGGAAGTTGTGTCTCAAGATATTTGTGTGTCTCTGGGGGAGTTGATAGGGAAGGCCGGGGGACTCCCGGCCCCCCTTCGGCAGGCCATGTTGCTCATGATCGGAAACTATTACGCCAGCCGCGAGAGCGTGGCTTTCGGTGTTCTGGTCCAAGACACCAAGGCTTATAGGCATCTTATCGCGCTTTACAGGAACTATTCGAGATGAGAGCAGGATTGTTACGTGAGATCGTCGTGTTCAAGGAACCACGTATGGTTCAGACTGCTACGGGAGCTGTTAGCAAAGAGTATGTTGCAGTGCATAGGTGCCGGGCTTATAAAAAACGGTTTTCCAATGTAACCGACAAGGATAAGGTAGATGCCAAAGAGGAGTTCTATGGGCATTTCGGGGTCTTGCAGGTTCGCTACAGCCCAAAAATCAACGACCGTCAGATCGTGGAGTTCCAGGGTGTGGATTACAAGATCATTTTGCTCGACCGCAATATCACGGATAACACCTATCTGGTTAACGTAAACAAGATGAACGAATGATTGTCGTAGATGTACAAACGCGCCAGGCCGCCGAGTATTTGGTAAGCAACCTGGATTCCTTTGATCAGCAAAAGGCAATCAAGGAGGGGCTGCTGCGTGCCGCGAAGGTTTTTTCGCGCCGGGGACGCAGCAATCTGCGGTCGCGTCTGATGGGAACGAGCAAGAAAGGCAACCTGCTCCGGGCTTTCGGTGTGGTGTACCGCAAGCAGTATGTTATGTCGCTGGCTGGATATACGGGGCGCGGTCGTCATGCCCATCTGGTAGACTTGGGAACGCGTCGTCGCAGGACCAAATCCGGAAAAAATCGAGGTGTCATGCCCGCCAACTACTTTTGGAGCGATGCCCGCCAGAGCGAGGAACGCTCGGCGATGCAGGAGATCCTGCATGGCATCGAGCTCGCAATACAACGTATTCAAAGCCGAATGTAATGGGACGCGCGGACAAGAAATTTACGATAATCACCGAGGTCGTCAAAATACTTCGGAGTTCCGAAGATTTGGCTGCGATGATCGGCACCAAGATCTTTCCCATCATCGCACCGGAGGGTACCCCGGGAGATTTCGTCTCTTATCAGCGAGATGGAATGGATCTCGAATGGTCCAAGATGGGGCCGTCTTTGCAGCGTTCCTATTTCTATATCAACGTTGTAAGCGACGATTACGACCGGAGTCTCAAAATCGCCGATATAATTTATGACGCATTGGATGGAGAATGGCAGAATCCCGATATGTGCATCCGTTTGACGGATTATGCCGAGGATTATATCGACAAGAAATATTTACAGGTACTTCAATTTTCAATTCAATAAACTATGGAAGAAAAAAAGAATGATTCATCGAAGGACATGATCACGGGCGATAAGCTCATGCTCTTTGTTCAGACAGAGGCGGCCGGAGTGGAAGGCACTCCCCCCGCGAAGATTCTTCCCATCGCGTTCGGTACGTCGTGCGGCATCGAGATCAGTACCGATACGATCGACACCAGCAGCAAGATGTCCGGGAACTGGAAAGAGTTTCTTGTCGGTCAGCTCGGATACACGGTGTCGAGCGAATCTCTCCTCTCGCTCAAAACGGGCCATTGCTCGTTCAACACATTGAAGCGGTTGATGAAAGAGCGTATGCCCATCCCGTTCGTCATGGCAAAGACCGCAGAATCCGAAGGTGATTTTCCGCAGGGCGATAGCCTTGTCAAGGGAGAGGCGATTATCACGGCGTTGAGCATGACCGCTGACAACGGTTCGATCTGTACTTCAAGTATTACACTCCAGGGCACCGGCGAATTGGCTGACGGTACACTCGTGGAGTAGCAATTTTGCAGTTAGGGCGGGCGGCTTCCGCCGTCCCCCCTTTTTTTTAACGTATGGACATCAAAACCAGACTTGACATCGAGGCCATCGTTCGATGGGAGCAAATGACCGGGCGCAGTTTTCTCCGCATGGATTTTTCCGATGAAAACGATATGCGTAGATTGCTGTATTGCGCGACCGTGACATGTGCCGCCGAACCGTTCACGTTCGATGTATTCGAACAGACGCTTCAAAGCGAAAAGATCGTTGCGGCAGAGGTTCGTTCTCTGACGGCTTACAGTGCTTTTACAGCGCAGTTTTCCCGCAAACCGGATTTCGGAAGCAAGTCTGATGCTGATATGACACAAAATGTCACGATAGGCTCTATCGCCGCGAAACTGATTGTAGCTGCGGGCATGGATGCCCATTTCGTGATGCACGAAATGTTTGTCGAGGATCTTCCCATGTATATCGAGGCTTTGAATGACAAGCTTCGTCACGAAGAAGAATCCCGAAGACTGTGGACGTTTTACGCGGTTCTTCCCCATGTTGACAGCAAGAAACTCAAAAATCCTCAAAAGCTCCATGTTTTTCCGTGGGAGGCCGAGGAGGCGGCCCGTAAAGCCCGGGAGGAACTCACACGTAGCGAGCAGGAGTTTTACCGGTTTATGAATGGTGAACTGATAGACATGAATGCGATTCAATGGCATAAAAAATCCTTATCATGAGCAGTAGTAAACTTTCCTTTTCGATTGCGGTAAAGTTATTGACGGACAACTTTAAAAAAGGCTCTGCCTCCGTCAAGAGCTATCTGCGCTCCATGCAGATGCAGTTCATGTCATTTGCCGCAGCAGTGGGCGGAGGAGCCATCGGGCTGTCGAATTTCGTATCGAAGATGATCGAGACGGCGAAGGAGACCTCGCGCGTCAATATCGCCCTGAAAAATGTTTCCAAATCGACCGGGGAATATGCGGACCACCAGAAGTTCATCATCGGACTGTCGAAGAAATACGGCGTGCAGGTGAACTCCCTGACAAGTGGGTTTGCCAAGTTCAAGGCCGCGGCTGATATTTCGAACATGGCGCTCTCCGATCAGTATAAAATCTTCGAGTCCGTTTCGCGCGCTGCGGTGGCTTTCGGTTTGAGTGCCGAAGATCAGAGGGGCGTATTCCTGGCCTTGTCGCAGATGATGAGCAAAGGAAAAATCCAAGCCGAGGAGTTGCGTCTTCAAATGGCCGAGCGTCTCCCGGTGGCGATTCAGGCTATGGCGAAAGCGGCCGGCGTCTCTGTCGAGGAGATGGACAAGCTGATGAAGAAAGGCAAACTCTATTCTTCGGATGTTCTGCCGCGATTTGCCGAGGCTCTCGACGAGATGATTCCCAATATCGACACCGACAACCTCATGACGTCGCTCAACAGATTGAGTAATGCCTTCGTCGAGTTGACTAAGAATTTGGGCATTGAGGAGAAATTCAAGTCTATTGTCGACACCGTCACGCGGCTGTTGGGTACTTTGTCTAACAACGCCAAGACGATAGTTTCAGGGCTGGGGCATCTTCTGACGATAGGACTTGCCAATGTCGCATATCGGATAGGCAAGTCTATGACCGGCAGCTACGACCAATTCGTCGCCGCGTCGGTCAAGGCTATGGAGACGCTGAACACCCGCCACGAGGCAGTCGTCCGGGCGCAGGAAGCCGTGGATCGCGCCCAAACGGACCTGTACATAGCGCAGCAGAACGAGCAACTCGTGGCGGTGGTGGGTACCGAAGCCCAAAAGCGGCGGGCCCGGAACGCTACTGCGAACGCCGAAAAAGCCCTCGGGGCCAAAACTACGGCCCTTGTCAAGGCGCAGGAGGCCGAGAAAGCAGCCGCGGCAAAGGTTACGGCGGAGACGCAGAAAGCCGCGGCCGCGAGTGGCGCGACGGGGTGGACAAAGATGTGCAATGTTGTTTCTTTCAGTTTCGCACGGCTCGGGGCGGCGATGAAAGCGGCATTCAGCGCGACGATTTGGACGGCGGCAATCACTGCCGTAATGGAATTTGTCCGGTGGCTCGTCAAAGCGGTTACGGAAACAAACCGCATTAAGAATATCGTCTCTGACATGGAGAGAAAACTGGCAGAGAAAGTTGACAATACTCAAATACAGAATCTCGTCGAGTATCAGCGGATTTTGAACGACCCTTCTCAAGGCGACACAAAGAGATTAGGGGCACTCAAAGAAATCAATGCCATCCTTGGCGAGAACTATGATATTGCGAAGCTCGACTCGAAGCTCCAAGACGAGATCAACAAAAAGATTGAAGCCCGCAAGCGCTTGCTTGCAGCGCAAGATCGGTACAACAACGCCCAGGCAGCAGCTAATGATTCCCGGGAGCAGTTGCGTAAACTGGAAGATAGCGAAGCGTATAAGGAGGCGTTTAAGAGAGCCTACGAGGATACTTATCGGGATGGCATGACGGCCCACCAGTATGTCGTGAATGCGGAGATGGGGCGGGCTAAGAAAGAACCATATGCTAATCTTTACAGGAGGAGGGCATTGGATGAACTGAATGCCGATCCGCTCCGTGAGGCCGAGAACCTGCGCACCGCGATAGCCAAGGCGGATAAGGTCATATCTGCTTTGGCCGAGGAAATTGCGGAATTGGGAGGTTCCAAGGCATCAACCGCCCCTCCGTTGTTTGGCGATGAAAGCGGAAAGAAGGGCAAGAAAACGGAGCTGGAGAAGCAGCAGGAGAAATATACCGAGTCGTTGAGGGCCTTGCAGAAGAAGCTCGATGCCAACATTATCACGCAAGACGAATACGACGAAGCCCTGCGGGATTTGATCGAGAAGTCCTACATCGACGCTTATTCCTCCGGAGACAAGGGTGTGTTGGAGAGCGAATACTACAAAGCTCTTGAAAACTCTTTCAAAAAACTTCCCCGTGGTGAAGCCTATAAAGCGGAGCGCCAGCGAATAGATATTCTGAAAGAGTATAGCGATTCCGTCAAGCGCCGCCAGGCGGAGCTCGAAGCGGGAGCTATCACCGAAAAGGAATACCGGGAAGCGTTGTTCGACCTTACGCGCGAGGCCCGTAAGAATCTGGCGTCGAATATGGCCGGAGCCGATGATTTCGAGCAGGCCTATTTCAGAGGATTAGGCGACTTGACCCGAGGGATGGCTCCGAAACCGGAGTTGAAAGCGCGTGATGCTTCCCGCGACTACAAGAAAACGGATATCGACATCTTGGAGGAATCGCTGTCTGTCGCCGAGCAAAACCGGGATATATTCCGCCGTCTGGCCGAGGAGACAGGAGGGATGTTCTCCGAAGAACTTTCGGCTGCGATGTCCAATGTCAAGACTCTTGAAGAAGCGTTGAAAATCGCCGAAGCCAAGAAGGCAGTTGAGGAACTTACAAAGGAACTCCGCACGGGTGCCTATAACGGTGTGAAAAGCATTGTCGGAAGTGTGGACAACATTGCTTCGGCGTTCGAGCGGGTAGGCGATGTCTTGTCCGATGGGGATGCATCGGCCTGGGAACGTATCATGGCGGTTTGGGAGGCTATGACAAGTATCTCGGATGCTTTTATTCAGACTATCGAGATTATCGAACGGTTGACGAAGGTCAAAGAGATGCTGGCCAAAGCGGAGCTTGCCGGAGCTGCCGTGTCGGATACCGTAACGGAGAAGAAAGTTGCCAATGCTGCGATAGGTATGGCCGCAGATGCCGCCGAAACGGAATCTACGGTAGTGAATGCCGGGACCAAGGTTGCAGCTAAAACGGCCGAAGGAGCGGCTTCCGCCGGAGCAAGCGCTGCGAGCCTGCCGTTCCCATGGAACATCGTGGCTATCGGGTCTGCCATTGCCGCCGCTCTTGCGGCGTTCGCTATGATTCCCCGCTTTGAAAACGGCGGTATCGTAGGTGGAAACTCCTCGACGGGAGACAAGATTCTCGCGCGTCTGAATTCCGGAGAGCTGGTGCTCACCAAAGACCAGCAGGGCACGCTGTACGGACTTCTGAACAATCGGGGCCGTTCGGTAGAGGTCTCGGGGGAATTCAAGGTCCGGGGGCGTGATTTGGTTGCCGCAATCGACAACAACAACAAATTCAAAAAAAGGGTCAAATAGATGAAATACCTGCGTTACTATTCCGGCTTTTACAGTCGCGACAATATTCCGTATCGCATCGAGATATGGCAGGACGCCGAGGCGGCTTTCGATCCGGAGCGCATTACGCTTGCAGCTGACCCGGTAGAGATAGAATGGGCGGAGGTTGACAAGCTGGAACCCGTGCATAGCAGTTCCGCGACATTGAATATGGTTTCTCTGTCGGACCGTTGTTTCGCCGATCTTTATACTGTGGCCCCCGGAACGATACGGCTGGATATTCTGCGCAATGGAGCGTTGTATTGGTCTGGAACGCTCGATACGGAGCTTTTCGAGGAGCCGTACTCATACAAGGACCGCTACATTACGACCGTGACGTTTTCCGATTTCGCCGTTTTGGATCGCATGGATTGGCAGGATCGGGGAGTTAAAACCATGTCGGAGGTTTTGGAAACATGCCTTGCCGCTGCCGGGTTCAACAGAGGTGTTCTTGAAAAACGGGTTTCCACGGGGTTGGCCGAAGGTTACACAGGAGACCTTTTCGATGATTGTTCGCTCATGTGCGATAATTTCTTCGATGAAGACGATGAGCCGTCCAGCATCCGTGAAGTATTGGATGAAATGCTACGGCCTTTTGCGTTGAGGCTTAAACAGAAAAACGGCAAGCTGCTCCTTTACGACATTAACGGGATTTACGATACCGCATCTACGGCCGTGCAATGGCGGGGCACGGATGCCGAGATGGGGGTGGAACCGGTGTACAATAAGGTTACAATTACTTTTTCTCCGTATGCTTCCGCTACGTTGTTCGATGGGACGCTTGCCCCCGATGATATACTTACCGATCAGGCGGATGTCGCCGGGGAGGAAATGGTGTATACCGATCGCACTCTCAATACGGAAGGATTTCGTTTTACATACGGCGCATCCGGAACGCGACGGCTCGGAAAGCTGGAGTTGACAGATGCCGGAGGCCGCCCTTTCCGTATTGATCCGGAGTATAGCGGCAGTAATGCCGCCGGGGTGATGTGGGGGTACAGGACCGGCACCGATTGGCACGGGTCGAGGCCGCAGAATCCAGTTGAAGGTGATTATGGCACGTATCCTACTATGGATACATGTCATAAGATGATAACCTTGCCCAAAGTTCGGGTTTTGAGCAACCATGACGCGAATGGACGTCGGTATAGGATGCGGGTTACATTGAGCGTGCTTTTCGATGTTCGCTACAATCCCTTTGAGCCTGCCTCCAGGAAGAACGAGGAAGGCAATTGGGATGATTTTGCCAATTGGGTAAATTATGGTTATATCCCTGTCCGTATTTTGTTGTACGACGATGCGGGTAAGGCCCGATATTATTACGATAACCATATGGTTCGGTGGAATGAGGATCCTACCTATGGTGGCACGTGGAAAATGATGGTGGAATCCACCCAAGAGGATATTCAAATTTCGTGGTTAAGCTTTTATGATTTGAGTAACAGGGAAAGCAACACGGGCTTCGGCGGGTGGCAGGAGAACAAACGGGCGCTCGGATATTATAGCGGGAAACTCACGGATTCATACATAAAGGCACCCACCGGAGAACTTCTACCCTCGCTGCCGATATCGGGGTACATCGAGGTTATGATCTATTCCGGCGTGTGGCGTCGTGACAATAACGACAATTATCCTTTCCCTCACAAGGTGTGGACCATATCCCGATGGCTCCTGTACAAAGATCCCAAGATCGAGATTGTGAAAGATAACGGCCGGGACATCGAAGAGGAGGATATCGAAGTTTCCGCTTGGATCAACAGGCAGGCAAAAGAAGGGTTGGATATTTCGACGATCATAGGCACCTCGCAGGTGCTTGTACCTTCGGGGCGGGGTTATATTCTGAAAACGTCGGATTTATCCATACTCCAAACATTTCACCGGGCCTCTGTAACGGATAGTCTCGAACGTCTGTTAGCCGGTACCGTGTATTCGAAT